ATAGACCAACGGTAAATTCTGTTTGTAAATATACGAACTTTCATAACATTATGTATTTTGTTTCTGACACAAAGATAGTGAATTATTTCGACATTGCAAAATTTTTTTGAATTATTTTGCAACAGCTTTAGCAACAGAACCAAGTAATCCTTGATTAATACCTCCAAAGAGCCTAGACATAATATTAGCGGCTGTAATAAACCCTTTACCAATCTTTCCAGAGGTCTTTGACGTATCAAAGATATTTCCACTTCTGATTAGATACTCATACTCCTCGGCAGTCTTACGCACTTCCTTTTCGTCAGCACTGGCATTCTGTTCTCTGACCATAGCGGTAATATAGCCACTATCGATTAGTCCCTGCTCATAGGCAGCGTGAACAAACTGGGCAGCTGCAGAGGCTTTTGCGGCTTCTGTCTGTGCAGCCATAAGTGACTGCTGGAACGGCAACAGAGTAACAAGGTTCTTTACCTCTTGGTCAGTCTTACGCTCCATAGCCTTACGAAGTGAAGTTTCGGCAGCGGTTAACAACCTACGTTCTTCCTCTGTGGCAGCCTGTTTTTTGAGTAATTCGACCTCTTCACCAATCTTCGATATGTTGGCTTTAATCTGCGAAATCTGGGCATCTGTGAGCTGCTGGCTCATTTTCATACCTTTCATAAGCAAATCATTATAGTCATCACGAACTTTAGCGTCCTTTTCCTTTAGGTCAGCTTCCGCATTTTTGACACGAATATCTGCGTCAGCAAGTTTATTCTGGATAGACAACTGTCTTGACTGCATAGCAAGCTGGGCAACCTGTGAAAAATCGAGCAAAGGAGTATCAATATTAGCACCTTGAGCCTGTGCACTTGAAGAAGCCTGAGTAGACACTCCTCCAGACATAGCCAAGGCAGGATTCACACCAGCGGCTCGCATATCTGCAACAGTACGTTGATACTTTGTAGAATCTACTTGTTGATTCCATTCACGGGCACGTTGCGCCTCATATTGGTTGAAAATATTCTGTTCTCTACGAACTTTTTCCGTATAATTACGGTTTTCCATTTTTGCGTATTGATTGAGCAACGCAGAAAGAAAAGCAAGTCCCATATCTATTATAGTTTTTTACTTGAACCTGAGCACACAGTTGTGTGTCACCTCGCATATTAATATCAAGTATACTGCGAGGCTTACTCCGACTTAGCCGGAGCGGGTTCTTTTACTATTCCTTTCTCCTTGATATAATCGCCCATTCTGTAGGCATCGAACACGTCAGACGGCTTTCCGAGAATCTCGGCAGGGTCGTCAATACCATTATATTGGTCTTCAGAATCAGCAATGGAAGCAGGAACCTCACCATTGGCAAGGCACTCGTTAAGGTCAACAAAACCAAATTGGTCAACCTCTTGTATATCCCTATCAGGATTGAAACGACATTCACAAAACATAATACAAATTTTATAAAGGGGAGAGGTGCTGGACTCTCCCCAATGAAACAAAAGGAACTAGCTATGAAAGCTGCTTGCCAGCACGGTCAAGCATAACATCCTCACCATGCTCATAGGCAGGGTCTTGGAGTGACGGAATAGAATAACGAGCAAGCGGCATAGATACCTTGTAGTCAAAGAAAGTATCACACCAATAGCCATAAGCAGTCATATCGCCAGAAACAGCAGAAACTTGGTCAAGGTAGTTTACAGGAATCTGCAAGAAGTCCGAATTAATCTGGGGAACAACGGCTGGGGTAGTTCCTGTAGTACCAAATGTACGCTGAAGTGCGAACGACTGAAGAGAATCACCGTCACGAAGAATTCCATGAACTTCGTCCAATTTATCTTTCCAACTGGCGTAGCGTTCATTATAACCGAAAATTGCATCACCAGCAGTAACTGCTTGGTCAGAAGACAACTGACGGGCATATATAGGCTCATTACCTACATTCTGAAGAATAGGATTAGCCATATCGGACTGAGATTCGAACGAGAGATAACGGGTAAGAACAGGGTCAACGCCTGTAGAGTAGGTGACCTTAGGAGAAAGCCAAGTAACAACCATAAGGTAACCAGGCTCCATTGCTGTAAAACCATCGATAACAAGGTCATTGCCATCGACAAAGGCAGAACCGAACCGAGCTGCCATACCAGACATTGGATTGGTAAGGCTTTCGCCAGAATCTTGGTAATTTGCGGTCTGATATATACCTTTCGAATAGACATCAAAAGAGCCAGAGCCAAGGAGGACAGGGCGTTGCGCTATAGCATCATTGAGGTTTGCACCGTATTGAGCTTTGACGTAATCGACAAGACGATTGCCGGCAAGATTATTGCGCTCCAAAAATTGCTGCATTGAGTTGGCGGCACGGAGAGCACTGATAGTAAATTTACCCTGAGCGGCTGAAGTATCGAAAGAGACAGCCTGAGCAATACCGTTCTGAGGGGACGGAGTGCAGGAAGTAAAGAGGTCTGAACCAAAATTAGCCTGACGAAGTGATGTAATATCGACACCGTCAGCGAACTTTGAACCACCTGCAGTTGCCTCATTTGAATTAGCGTTGAATGTAAATTGACAGCGATTTGATGCAATACTACAAGGAACAACCACGGAAGAGGTAGCAGGATTATAGACTACAGACGCAGCAAGAGCATTGTTGAAAATATCTTTCTGAACAAGAGAATTGCGGAACCAATCATTGTAAATCTTATGATAAGCAAGCAAAGGGAGAGCAGAAAGTTTAACACCCTGTAATTCTGTAAATTTAGTATGTGGTACCTTGAAGCCAAGAAAATCAAGCAAAGTACCATTACCGTAAGCAACTTTATCTGTCTCAGGGTTGAATGAGAGAGTAGGCAAAACAACCTTAGTTGTAGTAGTGCCATTATTCTTGCCTGTTAACCATTCTTCATAACGAGGAACGAGAATACGGGTAGGCACGAAAAAAGCAGCGTATTTCTGTCGAACCCTCATGAAAGTGTCAGACGCAAGTGGCGGCAGCTGGGTTGTAATCGCCATACGGAGGCGGACGGTAGTGTTCGGTATCAACTCGTCCGTCAGAATCGGAATAATTGTACCGACTTTTCCAGTAAAAAGGTTCTGAAATGATTTATCAAAACCCGATTTGCGTTGTACCTTTACAGGTACTTTGTCGTAAATGTTCATATATTTATTTTTTTTTGTTGCGCCTTGCGCCAGAGGCGCGAAGGCGCGGTATGCTTTGTTGGAAAGGTCTAAGGCGTTGCCTTAGCCTATATGAGTTTCGCAATGATGGCGAAACTCTCGTCGCTGTTCGCTCCGTACGCTTTGGAAAAGCTGCGAAAGCAAAATATTGTGTTTAACCTCGCCAAGGCGAGAGAGCGGAATATGTTTATTTATATATAGACTAGGAGGACAGCCAAGGGGAAACGCATCACAAGAGGAGATACGGAACTTTTGCGAACCTCGGTGGTGTGGGTTGTCGGTTTGGCTGTATAAGGAACTGGCGTAGGCGTTAGCACGCAGCTTTATTTTTCCGTTGTCCGTACGGTTGTTCGGACAACTTCGGAAAAATGGTGAGATGCAAGACGTTTTCCTCGGATTGAAGTTCAGTCCAATAGTGTCCTGTTTGTTTGTGACGTTGACGGTGGTCGGGTTGTTGGTCGTAATAGTAACACTGGCGGAAGTATTATCCGAAGAAGCACGGACAACGGCTTTAGTGTTCGCACACGAAGAGAGTGACCAAGCACCAGCAACGGCAAGTGCAAGAAGAACGACAAGGCGAAGCCATAACGGCAAGGCTTTCAGCCAAGAAAGAATCTTTTTGAGTGTTTCCATATGTGAAATATTAGAAATGATTAAAATTTACTCTTTCGGAATGCTGCGATATTAGTCTCGATGATAGTTTGCGCTCTTTGCGCTCGTTCATGCGAATCGCTATCGCATACAATTTTGGATACATAAGCATATGTCTCATAACTCTCTGGAAGATGTTCGTTGTCTGCCAATTCACGACATTTTCTAACAAAGTCCGATTCAATACGCTCCTGTAGAGCTTTCGACACCATATTTGATAACGCAGTCGGGCGGTAACGCCCTGTAAGCGCATCTTTAACGTAGAGCAACCGCATGCGGTAGTAACGTGGGAGTTTGAACTGTTTTCCATTAATTTTGTATTTTAATGATGTTGACAATCTTTCAACTTGTTTACGTAACCAAAAAGGGTTTACACCTGTGAAATTGTCGAAACTGGGCAAGTCAGACAAATCGCCTAAAACGTCCTGACGGAGCCGTTTATCACGTTTACGAGTGGGTACACCATAGCCAAGAGATGTAACCTTACGAGGCTTGGAGACCAATCCTTTGACGACGGCAGAATCCTCAAGACATTTTTGTTTGGTAATATACTTGGATACATAACGAGCAGTACGCTCGACATCACTGGAAGCAATTTTCTTGAAGCAGGTATAACCGTAATGAGTTTCCCAGTCTTTTTTGAACCTCATAACATCCTCGTCGGACAATCCGACAAGAAGACCGTGATAATGTGGTCTGTGGGTACGAGGGCCATATTCACCACAAATGAGGTAGCCGAATTCTACCTTACGACCTGCGTGGTAGTCAATTTGCCTACGGACACGCTTTTTCCAGAGCTGTATATGCCTGTTATTGAGAGAATAGAGATTACACGGGCGTTCGCCTGTTTCCTCATCATATATATCTCTTTCAGAAATAGAATTCTCTGCATCAATGTCCAAAGCGGCATAATCAACGCCATGCCATTTATTTTCCTTTAGAGCAGGCACACCATAGAACGAATCAAGCGGCATATCCTTTGAATCATCAACGACCTCGTCAGTCTGGGAATAGAAATCGGAATTCTCATCAAGAGGCTCACAATGTGGAGCAAATGAGGCAGGACGATATTTTGACGGATTTTTGAGGATAGGCACTAAATCACGCTCGATAACCTCACCGTCAGCATCGAACGCAACTGGAACGTGTTTGTTAGCATAAGTTAGAGTGATAAACCACAGAGAACCTCGCTTTGCCTGTTCCTCGATAGTACGGATAACGAAAGAGTTCTGATTGTCCTTGACACATTCAGGACACTTACCACAAGGCACGTGGACGGTAGTCTTACGTCCACATACCTCACGAGTAAGTTGTACAGGGGTTACACACATAACTAAATGGATATATCTGTAAAACACATAACGCCACCTTTATTGTAAGAAGTTTCAACAAAGAAATGACCAGACGAGTTACATCTACGAACGTAATCGCATACGAATGAATTCACTTGATGAATTGTGACAGATGAAGCAGGAACTTTAATGTTCTTGACCTCGACGAGTGAGCAAATAGTAGAACCGTCCTCCATAATAGACCAACGGTAAATT